TCAAAACCAATCTCAACTTTATTGGTTGCCATTACGCCCTCGCAAAGACTCGGCCGCTAGCACGCTCGTATCTAATGATTTCGTCTACAATCTTTCGCCCGATGTCTTGCCCGTCTGCTCCCATGCCAGCGTTTACGGTAATAGCAATTTTGCTTCCTCCGTCTCCCATAAATCGCTCTAGTCGATCAAGTGGAATCACCGCTTCGCTTTGTCCTGCTTCACCGATGATGCCAAGAGTCCCGCCAGAACGCGCAGGAACTATGCCGCCATCAGCAAAACGTGGAGGCAAGAATCTACGCTGTTGTTCCTCAACAAACCCACCTACGATTTTCTCAAAATCCAAACCCGTAATTTTCAGTCCACCAAAGATTTTGTCTAGAGTTGGTGTCTTTCCACTAAGCAGGTCGAGAATGTTATTCAGCGAAGTTAGTGCCCCAACGACGGGAGTAAGTGCTTCTTCAAGTACGCGCAAGCCACCAATGATTGACGCACCTGTGAGATCGAGTAGATAGTTCACTAATCCAGATTCAACTAAGCGCTTAGCTTCTTCCGCAAACTCGCCAAAAGATTCTGCAATAGTCTTTACCGCATCTTGAAACCTCTCATCAGCGATGAGGTCTGTAACCTTTTTCAGTATTGTTTCAGCCAGAGTTGTAAAGAAATCTACGACGTTTCCTAGCGGTTCCTCTAGAGATTCAAAAATGCTTTTCAAGCCAGGTAACGCATCGTCAATTAGAGGCTTTAGAAACTCGCCAATGTCCTCGGCAGCCATCCAAATTTTGTCGAATAAATCAATTAGAACCGGAGCTGCTTCATCAATTAGCGGCTCTAAGCGTGTTAGCAAGTCTTGTAGCTTCGGAGCTAGCTGCGAACCTATCTCAATCGCTACGTCTGCAAGCTTGGACTTTAGTAGTTCCATCTGCGAGTTGAACGACTCAAGTTGCTTATTTGCTACCTCGTCGGTGATGCCGTTTGCATCGCGTAGCGCATCCTCGTAAATCTTTATCTGCTCTGATGTTCCCATAAGGGCCTGCAAAGACTGTAGGGACTTGTCAGAGAATCCCATTTGTAGCAGTGTTGCCTTTTGAGTTTCATCGCTCATTCCAAACAACGCTGTTTCTAGGTCTCCAATGATGTCGCCTAGATTGCGGAACTCGCCTTCAGAATCAAAGACTGCTACTCCGAGCTTCTCGAACTCCTCTTTGTTCTTTATTGCCTTTGTCGATAGATCGCGGAGCACGATAGACAACTGAGTACCAGCTATCTCACCCTTGATACCCTGATCGGCAAAGGCAGCAAGTACCGCAACACCTTCTTCCATGTCTATACCGAATCCACGAAGTGCAGCACCGGCTTTAGTTGTGAGCGCGGTTGAGAACTGCTCGACCGAAGCGTTGGCCAAAGTGTTAGCGCGAACTAGCACGTCAGAGACGCGAGTCATTTCCTCCATGTTCGCAATCGCATCGTCGCGGATTGTTAGGCCGAGGGCAGACTGCGCATCGGTGAGCAAGTCTGTAGCGCGGGCCATGTCAAACATACCCGCTTGAGCAAACTGAGCCACTCGAGGCATTGCTGTAATAGAAGCCTCAGCGTCTAAACCTGCACTTGCTAGAAAGTAGAAGCTCTCAGCGGCTTGCTCAGCGGAGAACGTAGTTGTCTTGGCAACTTCCCTAGCTGCGTCCGCCATGTCGTTTCTAAGGGCATCTGATACGTCGCCCATAATCGAAACTGATTGCTGTAGAGCAGAGTCAAAGTTTCCAAACTCACGAATTGAAAAGGCTGCGATACCGGCAATGGCCGTAGTAGCTGCGGCTGCTGTGTTAGCTGCGAACCGACCAAAGTTACCAAGCGATCGCTCTGCGGCCTTTACGCCAGCGTCATTGAACTTGGATACTATGGGGAGATTGATTGCCATTAGAAGTTAATCTTCCTGTTTACCTTGATGATTGTGTTATTGACAATCTCTACGGCAATGCGTATCGCATCGGGTCGTAGTAACCGAAACTTTGCATAGGCGAAACGACCGCCTTTGCCTTTCATTGGGAAACGTTGGTTTAGGTTGCGAATCATTGCGCGACCTCTATTTGTTTGTCCCCTACTGCGCGAGCCACCTAGCTCAGCAAGATAAAGTCCTCGACGCGTATCTCTTGGCTGAACACGAATAGAGACTAGGTGATTACCGGTTTTTCTTGACCGTCCAGGTGTAAAGCTAAGTTTGCCAACAAAGTCACTCCAACCTGTTCGGCTAGTATTACCGAATCCCGACAATGGTGGATCAGTTGGTGGCGCTTCTGCGACCTGCTTTGTTATAGGTGAGATTTTTGAACGCAAGTCTTTACGTAAATTCTTGACTAATGTGCTGTCTAAGGCTCGCAGCTCTTTGATAGCAGAACGGATGTTTTCCGCTTCTATTTTCGGTGTAATCATCCGCACGCTCCTCGCCTATAAGTTTACCGCTTACGCTGTAGACGCTGAGCTTTGAACTCTAGGTACTTACCTAATGTCCAAAACATTCTAGGTTCTAGCTTTGCTAGCTCGTTAGGGCTAATTCCAGTTTCCACCGCCATCCATGCGATGCGCCAGTGGTAGGAATCTTCCCCTAGCGGCTGGAAGCTTTTGGGTCTGCTTCGACTCCTTGAATCGTCTCGACCCATGCATTGAACTCTAGGTTCGTTGCTCCGACCCTTTTCTCTACACTCCATGCTAGGAAGTAAAGATGCGTCATCTTGAATCCGTCGTTCAGTCGAGCAATGCTTATGTCGAACTCAGCTTCAAATGCCACGATGTCGGCTGGGCCGGTAGCAACTACCTTTTCAGTTCCATCAGCGTAAGTTATTTGTAGGTTGGTTTGCATTTAGTTTCCTTATGCTGTTGCGCGAGTTACCGATCCGCTGGTTGGCCAGGTAACGCTAAGTGTAGCTAAGTCGCCTACGTTGCTGGCGAATGGCTGGTACTGCGTTACTAGGCAGGTTGCCGTGTAAGTAGGGTTGGTTGCTCCGACTGCACTGCTGGTTGGCTTGACTACGACGGTTGCCTGAGTTCCCAATAGTGGGAATAGGGTTGCGTCTACCGAAGCAGCACCGAAGTCCTGGTGGAAGTCCAAAGTAACCGAACCGTCCTTTAGGCCACCGATGCGAGTCCTGAAGCCAGAACCGAATGCGGTTGTGTCCTGTTCCTCGGCTGTGATGTCGAGGGTAACTGCGGCCAAACTTGAGCTGAAGTCTGACCCGTTGATCGTGATGCTGTAGTCAGTTGCTACGAACTTGGCCACGAGTTTCTCCTTTATTCTGCGTAAACTGTAACCGCAAAGTCTGCGGCTATGTAAGTTGCCTCACCCAATAATACCGCACCAACGTTTGTCATTTCGACTACGCGCACGTCTGCAACGACTCCGCCGAGGGTTCGGTCGGACTCAATTGCTTCCTTTACGGATGATGCTCCCGAGGTGCTGGCATAGGCATCTAGCCTCTCCTGCGCTCGGCCCTCAGTCACCCTTGCAACGATGACTGAAACTATGAATGAGTAGGTTGTAAGTCCGCCTTGAAATGCCGTGTCGTATGAGACGTTTCCCATCTGCACTACGGCTTGCGGAGGGTTAGGACTATCTGGAACCTCAGCCGACGTTCTTAGCCCGCTAATAGTTTGCAGGTTAGTAGCGATGCCGTCGCGAATCTGAGTGATGGTTGGCATTAGGCTGCGCTGACCTTTTTGTAAGGCATTACCAAAGCGTCTACGTCTGGATCGAGCTTGCCGACTCGGATTGCACCCAGATCGCCAAACCCTGCTACACCGAGCGGTGAGTCGTATCGCTTGAACTGTCTCATGGCTAGAAGGATTGTCGCTTGCTTGATGGCAACCGGAACGCTAGTCCATCCCCAAGTTCCGGTGACCTGGACTGTAGCTTCGTTGCTATTAGTTGTCGAGGTTGTCCAGATTGGGAATAGGTAATCACCGATGGCCTTGATGTCGGTGAAAGGCGAGTAGGCTCCGCCGACTTTTCCGTTCAAGGGATGCAACTCGTAATCGGTTGTCTCCCAAGTCACGTCGAAGTTGCCGTCGGCAGCCGAGGAAGTCTTGAGGGTTGTCAGTGTGGCGAGGTCGTCAATCTGGCAACTGTAAGGGTCGGTTGGCAGGAATACGCGAGTCGCGCTTCCGGCGTTGTAGAAAATTCTGTCAGTCGCGCCGTCGATCTGTCGGCTTGCAGCCTCTACGCTTAGCTCTAGTAGTGCGTCGTCTACGGAGTCGGTAATACGTAGTGCAGCCTTGATGTCACTAAGCGTGCAGTATCCGTTAGTAATGGCCATGTCTCTAGTCTACCGCTATCCGTCGCTTGATCTCCGTTGAGCTAATGCCCCATGAGTACGGTACGTACGCTAAGCCGATGCCATGTTGGTCTAGCCAATCTGTAGTGAATTGCATTTGCTTGTAGTAATCTTTCTTAGCCCAGTCCGAGCCGATCACTATCAAGTCTGGTTTGACTGCAAGTATCGACGGCTTAGAGTCAGTACCTCCGTGATTTGGAATGACACGATCTACGTATTGGCAAGCAAGCAATACGGCTTCACGTTCTTGGTATGTCATCACCGGCGGCTTGCCTTTGTAGTTCTCTATGAAGTCGTCGGTATTGAGTGCGACGGTTACTTCTCCCAGTTCTTTGCACTTCCGTAATAGCTCTACGTGACCAGCGTGTAGCAAGTCAAAAGTTCCGCCAGTATAGATTTT